CACCCTGTGTATATCGTTCTAGATTTCCAGATACTCGCTGTGTTTTAATACTGAAAGGGTGGCCAGGCGCATCGATATCAAATGTATATGTTTGCCCCCTGAATAATCTTAGTGTAGGGTTTCGCGTAAGACCATTTGGTGTAAACAAGTATGCAATATTATCAACTTCATCAACACTTCGAACGGTGTACGTACTTTGAATTGCTAGCTGATTACCTAATACTTCGATCGGAGTTGGACCGAATGGTAACCAGTAATACTGTTGATAGTTAACAAATTTATCCCAACAGATATGCGGATTCCAACTATAGAATTCTTCTTTGTTTAGTCTACTGTGATTTTTAATATTACCATCAAACACTTCAATGTGATTAATATGATCTATATAATCTTTAAAAAATGTTGTGTTTCCAAGATAATCTTTAATAATTGCAGCCGGCTCAAGTTGATAATCTTGTCGTGTTTTATCCGGCGCTTGTAAAAATATGTCATTGCTAGTTGCCGCTTTGGCAGATGCTCTACCAATATAGCCATTTAATTTTTTAACTGTGCCGGGCTGAGTTAGTTGGTCTAAGGTAGCTTGTAAAAACTTTTTATTACCATTTGTTCTATAAAATCTTGGTAGTAAATCTGAAGTCGTTCTTTTTTCAACATTAGAAATTGGAACTTTAGGTTCGTTCTGATTTTTACTGTATGCCATTAATTACTCCCAGAACTTGTTATAGTCTGTTGACTGACTGCTGTTTGATCTTGTAAAATCATTGCGCTTTTAATTTGACTCGCTGTTATTGTGGAGATAATTTCAATATCATCCATAGTTGCACTATTAATAAAAATTTGATCTTTCTCTGATCTAATTTCGTAAAGACTACCGAAGCTCAATCCCGAATTCTTTGGAACTATAACAAAGTTAACAATGTTAGGACTTAGCTTATTCATTACGTAGGCAGATAATTCACTAAAGTAAAAATTATCACCAAAGTCCCAATTTTCTAAAGCAAAAAATTCTGATATTGCAACTAGTGTTCTTGTTTTAATATCGTTGTCGCTTATAACAACTTCGGAATTTTTAACTACTTTAAAAGTTGCCTGCACATTAGGACTAGCCTTGCTACCAAATAATACTTTATATTTTACTGGGTGGTATATAATTTCATCGCTTATAGATTTGATCTTATTCAATTCCGGCGATAGTAAGTTATATAGAGCATCGCTGCTAAGTGGCAACGGCTCTGTGGTTATCGAATTAGAAAGCCACTGTCTGTAATTAATGTCGTACTGTTTAGTTAACACAAAGATGTCAATTAAATTCGTTAGTCCTGGATCAATTCTTGATTCATAATCTGCGTTATGAATGTATTGAAATTTAAGATTATCTCTTCCTGCATACACTCTATAATCTAATGTAGGTATGAACTCGCCAGCAAGGTTTAATTTAACAACAGTATCAGTATCTATAAAATAAAAATATTGCCCTGTTATTTCGCCTGCTGTATTAGTTGGCTGACTTAACATTACCTTAACTAAGTTATTTGTATTAGGTACATATCTATAGTCTTCTTGACCTTGCTCGATAATATATCTTTCTAACACAACATATCGGTTGGCCAAGGGAATAGCATTGTTAACAGGGTCAACAATAGTTTCAAATAGGGTAGGATCATCTACTACACCGTCGTCGTCGCTATCGTTGAATGTTATTTGAATTTTCTTAGTGTCAACATATCCATCAAGGCCAACGAATTCTTCGGTAATTTCCCAATCTCTGTCGTAGGTAAACGATGCCGTAGTGGATGGTTGAGTATTAATACTTAATACCTTAATTACATCCTTTACTACAGTATTTGTTCTAGTGTCGTAAATTTTATCACTCGCATCAAAGAAAAATCTCACTTGCTGCTTGCTTTCAAAAATATAACGACTTAATCTCGAAGTGACTGTATAATTTTCTGTATCAGTTGTAAACAATAGTAACCAACTAGAGTCTACCTTTTGATTACTAGTGTCGCCTTGACGGCCTAAACTAAAATTATCAGTAGTGTTCAAGTTAGTTTCTAAAATAATTTTCCAAGTCCGTGTTTCAGTATCGTAGCGTAGACCAAATTGTTTGTTGGAAAATACTAAATCTACCATAGAAGATATCGTACCGGGTTCTAACGACACTCGCCATGCTGGAATAATTTCATCAATTGTTGCCAGTGTAGGAATTATCTCGTTTAAAATAATTGTACCAGATCCAGTGGACAGTGTTCCAATACCGTTGTTAGTGCCGTCACCAGCTACTGTTACAACTTTGGCCCATATTGTATCTGTTAAATTTTGCACATTGGCAGATGATAAAATTAATTTGTTATTATTCGATCTATCAAAATAATATCCAGTAGGCGATTTAAACTTAACCAATGATCCTACTGTAAAAAATCTTAAGAGTGTGCTAGTATAAGTACCAACCCGCTGTGCTGTACTAGTTATAATATCTTCAATAAATCCCGTACTTTGATTAGTATCAGTAGTGACGTTTTTCCAAATTATCCCTAAGAGTGATGCAGGTACTCGATCAAAGCTGCTGTAATAAAAATTCTTTAAATTAGAAGAACGCAATACTTCTGACAATTCGTTATAAATGATTGCTTCAATATCAGTTCTAGTATTATACTTAAATCTAAAAAAGCTAGTGTACGTCTGTTTATACAACACACCGTCATCAGCAAATAAATTTGTTTTGCTATACTTGCCAGTCGGATCAACTAGATCGAAGTATCGACTAATGCCGCTTGAACTTCGATTAACTGCCTTGACTTTGACTATCTGTTGATTAACACTTAACGGACTGATATTATAATCTTCACCAGTTATCATACGATTTTGTGTATAATAAGTAGCCGGTGCATTGGCTTTAATACTGTCGTTTGACTCAGTCGGTGATGAGTTAGATACAGACGACTGAAGTCCCAACGAAAGTGTCAGCGTTTCTACTTGTCCTATATTGCTAAAATACGGTATGCTGATTGATACATTCTTAACGTCTTTAGGATTAATTGTATAACTCAATCCATTACCTGTTCGATAGTAGGTTCTAAAAGTACCTTGGGGTAAATTGCCGAACACACCGTCGCTAAACACTAGGCTAACTCGATCGTTGGCCCTAGTAACTACACCGTAGATATTTCTAATACTTTTATTAAGGCTATTATAGATAATGTTGTTGCCTTCAAAGCTAGGTACTTGTGCCCAATATTCGCTTTCTGATCCATTATTATCTAAACGGTATAACCATACATCACTGTTGTTGATGTTAACCGCATCGATGTCTACAGATTCATCTGTAGCTGGTTGTGACAGTGTAAACGAGCCTTGACTTAAGGTGCCTTGTGTAAATCGTAAAAAGAATCCTGTATTACTTGATCCGTTTCCTTTTCCGTCGTCTTTGTATAAAAAAGCCAGGCGGTTTCCAATTGAAGGCGGTTCTTCTGATATATCTGCACCATCAGTAAATGTTGTCGAAACAACTTCAAAATTCATAGACCTACCATCAACACCCTTGGTAAATTCGTATACAGGAACTGTAGTGTTGGCACTTTGAAATCTATACTGAGAAGTTGGAATTCCAAACACTGTGCCGCTGCGGTCCGGATTGCCTATTTGTCGTGTAGCAGGCAATGCTGCATTTATAACTTTAATAAATTGATCATACCAGTTGGCATTAGCAGGATCATTCCATGCAACTACTTGCCCTGATAAATTGCGACCGTTGCTATCGTAAACATTTTGAGTGGTGCTTACAGTGGTAAACTTTAACATTCCCGATGCTGAAATATTGCGTTTAGATCTGTAACTTAGTAGGCGAGCTAATCGTAATACAGATTCTCGACGTTCTGCTAGCTCTAAAAAGTTTTCACGAGCATTTAGATCAACACGGAACGCAATACTTTGACCTAAAAACGCAATAAGGTCTATAAGAGCTAGGTATTCGCTGCTTTCAATGTAGTCGTTGAAGTCTTCAGGGTAATTTTCCCTGATATACCCAATCATAACACGGCGTAAATTTTCAAAGTCGTAACTTTGAAAGTCCGCATTACGGAAACTCTGGTATATTCGTTTCCAGTCTTCTGCTACTAGTAATCTATTTTGTCTATCGGTTGCTGACATATCTGCTTCCCATTATACAGATATTTATCGGATTTTATTATGTGGGCACTTAATTAATTCAATAATCCGTTAGCTTGATCAAACCTAAATTGTATTGCTTCTTGGATGTTATAAGGCTGATATGTTAGCTTACATTCTATCTGAATCCCGCTTTCGTAGGCTGTTACTATGATTTGATCTGCACTGACTCGGGGATCGTAGTTGATAATGTCTTCAATATTTTTTGTTATCATTTGCTTAACATCTTCAGTTAATGGTTCAAATAATAAGTCCCATATAATAGTACCAAATGTAGGATTTTCTAATCTTTCACCTTGACGGATATGGAAGTGATTGATAATATCTTGTTTTATAAGTGCTAGATCGTAGAGGCTATAGCTTTTACTGTCACCGCTGACTGTGCTAAAACCTTTATAAGTTTTAGAACCAGGTGCTGATGTACTGTTTTTAGCAGGTCCTTTAAGTACTACCTTGTCAAATAAGCGGTTATTAGCTGTCATATTAGTATTTAACCTTCTTGTTCGTCTTGAGCGGGCGGTTTAATTTTTGCAAACGTATCAGTTGTTGTCGAGTATTTCAGCTCAGTATTGTGTAAGTTTTCATGCCCGTCCCACGGTTCGTGTTCTGGAACACGAGGTGCTGCTATTGCAGCTTGTGCGCCAGAAGCTTTGCCAGAGTTAAGGTGAATTTCACCGCCATCAATACTAGTATTAGCAGCCAATACGTTACAATTGCCGCCTGGGTTAATGTTTGCGCTGCCGCCAGGCTTAACGTTATAGTTGCCGCCAGGAGTTGTGTTTACATTGCCAGATGCTTTTAAATTAATGGCGCCGCCGGTTGATGTTAAGTTAATGTTTTTATCAGCTGTTACGTTAAAATCGCCTTTTGTATGCATACTGATGCTGTCTTCTGCGTAGATATCAATCTTACCGTTACTAGTTAATTCAATCCAAGTAGTTCCTTTGGCGTTTCCGATGTAGATTAAGTCTTCACTGTTATGTAATAAAATTTGATGACCTGTTCTAGTTCGAATTCTAATTAATTCGTTATGGGGAATAGTCGGATCGCCATCAGTTTCACCTTGTTCAACGGCAGCATATTCCGGTGGGCCTTCGCTTGCCGGAGTCTTACGGACAAACTTGTCGTCACCGTCATCCATTACAAAACTACTTCCGCCTAGTCTACTGACAAACCCAGACGCAACTCTATGTTCAGATTTTCCAAATCGTCCCTTTTTTGCACCTGGTTGTTTATCAATTGGTCCGGGGGTTGAAATTCCAAATACAGCGCTGGGAACTTCTCGTCTAGCACTGCTAGTTGTAATGCCTCGAGTATCGTCCTTTAACAATCCCTGTTCTTCTAATATGTCTTGTAGGGGGCTTGCAGGTTTTTTAATTTGTGTAGGATCAACAGTTGATGCTTGTGCTATTTTATTATATTCAGCTACTGGTACTCGTTCTTCTATACCGTCTACATGAAATGATGTAGCGGCATGTCCCGGAACTTGAAAATTCATCGATAAGTCAGGCACACAACCTATCCAATAGCCCTTACGTGGATCACCGTCTACAAAAATTACCATTACAACATTGCCAACATCAGGTGGGATCATCCACATGCCATAACTTTTCTGAGTGTTGTCATAGTCGTCGGGCTCTTCTCCAACAAAATCAACACTAGTTTGTCCAGCAAACGGACTAAGATATTTTACCTGATGTAGTTGACCTTCATCATCGTCGTTGCCCACTTCATGAAGTAATTGTACTTCTAGTGTTCCCATATATGTAGGATCTAAGTGACTAACAATTTTTGCCAAGAACGGGCCTGGACTTGATTTTTCAGAACCCGTTGCTACTCTTGTTTCTTCTGCCATGATTAATAATCTCTTTTATGGTGCTGGTGTTGATGTAACATTGCCTTCGGAGTCTGTTACTAAAGTTGATCCGTCATCAAACGTTTGTATACTCGACCCGTCATCAAAGGTCTGAGTATCTGACGGAATAATTGATTCTGAAGCTGAAGTAGCCAATACTGGTTTTCCGGTACTTTGAACTTCTTGACCTTTAAGTCTAAACATTTTTAAAATCTGTGTGAACTTGCCTCGTTGAAAGCTCGAATTAACTGTCTGCACTCTATATAGTCCGCTAAACTGTGATACAGATGTGCTAGTGAAATCATACATGCCAGTAATATGATTAATGTCAGCCGGCGATCTAAAATTTACATTAACTCTAACTTCAGAACTTTGATAATTCATTGCACCGTCTGCATTAATGTGCTTGTTATCAGTTGCCGTAGCTGTGTAATTGCCCATGCCGCTATCGCCAAGATAGTAAGGGTCTCCTAAAATTGTTAAATCTAACGCTACCATATCGTTGCCTGATACTAGTGCATCGTGGAACTGCCTTGCAGCAATACTGGCATTATCATCTAGGCCGCCGCCGCCTTTGTATGCTGTACTGGTTAGTACACCGTCTTTCAACACAACCGTTGGAATTTGTCCAGGTTTAGGCGCTTGGCCTGTAGGTGTGCCGCCCGGATTCGGTTCGCCGTTAGCAGCTCCGCTTTGTTGTTCTGCTAGATCTTTGTCGCCACTGTTCTGACCACCGTCTGATCGCATGGCTGTATAAAAGCCAGCCATGAATTCAATATTCCAATCTATAATATCAGTATTTTTACCAGTGTAGATATAGTTATATTCTTTTATAACTTGTGATTTAGCTTCTTCTGTACCAGGTCTGGCAGCGTTCGGCGGTTGAAAAATACTAGCATCTACATCATAAGGTACTACTCGATATACTACCAGTTTTGGTTTTACACCACTCTTGGCTATATTTTCATCAGTTGGTATGTAAAAAAGTTGTGTTTCTACACGCCACCATTTAACTGAACCATCTGAACTAATTTGATTTAGGGCTGTCCTACCATATTCGCTCATTAAGATAACTTGATTGATAGCATTGACAATGTCAGTGCCTTGTGAAAATTTAAACTGTCCAAGTTTAGGATCTATTGTTATATCGCCCCGGGTATACGTTCCAGTAGTCTCGTCATAGGCAAAATTATCTTTAGCAAAAGGTGTGCCACCGTTATTGTACAGACTAAATCCCATAGTGCTTGATCCAATATCATTTACTGTACCTTCTTCTTGCACTTGTGTTTTGTTTAGTGTGCTAGTTTTGACCCGCAACTTAGAAAACAAGCCAAACCCGCCACCGGTGCTGCTCGGATCTACTATAGCAGGCATATCATTGCCGTCGTCGTCTTTAGTGATTGCTAATCCTGTTTTAAGATCTTTAGGAAAACTAATTAGTATTTGATCTGCAACGTTAACGTCTTTACGTTTGACTGCTTCTTGTAATCTGTTGTTTAAAATAGCTTGTAGACTGCTTTCACCACTTTGTAACATTTCAACTACCGATGAACCGATAGGTGACGCATCTGTTTTAAGTTGTGAGTATACTGTTGAGTATGCTTTTTCATTAAACGGATATGCTTCAATTTCATACTCGGAACCCTTTCCTGTAACCTTCATTGAAAGGTTCATTAGTTTAAGAGGAAAATGTTTAGTAGTAGCATCAATCTGTACATTTTGTAGGCCGGCATCGATATGACCTCTAAATTCTAATGATAACAACAATGGCATGTCTGTGTAATTCGTATGGCCTGCTGTCAGTGCCGCTGCCTGTAGCACTTCAAAAAACATGCCCATGCTGTAAGGTTCAACAATTTTTATCTTAAAACCAGTAGCATTAGTATTGCCAGTTCCTGGATTAAATCCGATACTACTGCTTATTTGTAAATTTTCTATAAAGAATTCGTAAATGCCGCTAGGATTTGATAATGTCTTATATGCTGTAGGAATTCTATTGTTGGGACTTCCGCTACCACTTTTTAAAATTAACGGTCCAATCATGCCCAATCGGTAAGTTTCGTCTGGAAAATTAATTTGTGTATCATCTAGTACACTTAAAGAAAAAATATAATTAAAAGAACTATAATTATTCAATATATTAGGAACAGGGCCGCTTAGTCCTGAAGCAACTGTAGAAATTGCCTTGACCGCATTTTCAAATAAGTTTCCTAATTTATTAACATTACTTCTAGCCTGTTCGATAGCTGATTGAATTTCTGCAGCGCCAGGTATTGCACTTGTAATATTACTAATATTAATACTTAGGCCAGAAGTTACCGCAGACTTAACGCTGTTAATGGCACTAGATGCTGTGCTTAATGCTGTAGCTATACCAGTATCTTGAACTACTTTTTTAGCAGTATTAGTCAGGGTTGTAGCGGCCGAGCCGATATCAAAACTAGGCATATTATATTCCCAATACTTTGAATAGACCTGATCGTTTAGGAATATGTATTTCAACGCCGGGAACGAAATCGTATATCGGATCTTGCAAAATATCTAAGTTTCGTTGTATAAACACCCACCAAAGTTTAGACGATCCGTATAGATCGTGTGCAAGTAGATCAGGCCTGTGAGTATACTGTGGTTCTATTTTGTAAACAAAGTCATCAGATTCTGCAGCTACTGGTCTAATACTTAAGATACCGAGATAGTTTTGTACAGATCCAGTATTGTACCACGGGCTAGTGTTAGCATATTTGGCCATTAGATATAACCTCCATTGACATATCCACCATTAACAAAGGTCTGTAAACTAAACTGTCTAGCCAGTGTTCTACTATAGATAGGCTGAAGAGTAATATTCAACGTACTCTTAACCGGAACCCAACTATTGCCAGCTGTTCCAAAAGATCCACCGTTGGCTACTGACCCTTTTAATCCACCTAACAAATTACCAACACCAGCAACAGCTCCGCCAATGGTAGCAGCTGCACCTAGTGCGCCAGCAATTTTATTTGCGCCTATTGCGCCCGCCAGTCCTGCTAGTTGTCTTCCAGAACTAGAAAGTCCTGCAATAGAACTTAATGGTCCTGAGCCGCCACCAAGCCCTAATACGCCTGCGGCAGCAACACTGGTGTTGATATAATTTACATCTGCAGGAAGATCCACGCTAAAACCAGTTACTACTACTGGTACATTTTTAAAAACGTAGTCGCCATAACCGTTTAATTTCAATATAGGCGGCGGATTTCCTGATAAGTCACCATCGCCGGTAAACATCTTAGTAGCACTACGTAGTAAGTGTACAGCTGCTAACCAATAAAGAGCCTGCGCTCCATCTTCTACGTTGAACGCTCCGACAACTTGTATCCTATCAACTCTACTGCTTTGATAAAAAGTAAATTGATAATTTTGATGAGTTAGCGGCTGATCTTCATATGAGGCAGAACTATTAATACTGATAGCAGGAGTGTAGGGAAATACTAGGCCACCGGCTTGCACTAGTGGAGATAGTACTGTGCTGCCCATAAAGGCTGTAGGAACGCTTAGTCTAACTCGCCAATCATTGCTAGCATCAGCGCCGGCAAAGGTTGCTGCGGCATTGGTTAAAAACGATCCTACTTCGCCACCGGATGGTAAATTAATGCTTCGTAATTTGCTGATCAGGGCAGCGGGATTCGATAAATTATTAAGCGCACCGGCGAGATTACTAGCGGTATTAAGAACACCTTTTGCGGCACCTAGTGCGCCATTAACTACATTTAAACCCGGGCCTACATCAAATAATGCCATATCATCTCCTTTGGTATATTATTTAGTTGACAAAATTAAGTGCTTAGTTTATAATAGTAGAAGAACATAGGAATCTTATGAAAGTAAACTACTTGAATAACAAGGATTTGTTAGACGAAATCCACAAAAGTAAAAACACATTTTGCTCGTTTACTGATCCAAAATATCATAGATACGATTTGATATTGCCGTCAGTTGATAAAATTAACATTAGAACTGTTGCAGAAGCAAAAAGAGCAAGGGCAAAACGTCTAGGGCAGGAAGAGTATGCTAGACGTAAGGAAGCAGGGGAAAAGGTTAAACAAGCAGACTGCGAAGTAGACTATAAAAAAATTGCCAAAACAGATATTGTGTTTAGAATTATGACATTCGATCATATTCCCCTAAACGGTACCCGTAAAAAGAATCCCAAAACACTTGCTGACCATAGAGATAAAGTTAACTTTCCGCCTTTCCAACACTGGAAGTTCGACGATAAAGATATTATTGGATGTGTGGGCAAAAGTCATTGGCAGGGTCCGTTGGATACTGGTAAGTTTAATAAGGATCATGGGCAAATTACCAATACGCTGGCCCGTATGTACATTAAACTATGTGAAAGATACGCAACTCGCGGCAACGTTCGCGGCTACACATATAATGATGAAATGAAAGGGCAAGCTATTCTACAGCTAACACAAATTGGTCTACAGTTTGACGAATCAAAGAGTGATAATCCGTTTGCCTACTTTACTGCGGCCGTGACTAATAGTTTTGTTCGAATCATTAACTTAGAAAAACGCAATCAAAATATTCGAGACGATCTATTAGAAATGAACGGAATGAACCCTAGCTATACTAGAATGGGCGCAGGAGATCATGCACACGCTGTCAAACGGTTTGAAGGTTCTGAGGATTGACTTGTTGTATTATAACCACTATAATGTGTCAATGGAGACCTTACATTGAGTAATTTATTTAAGAAAGTTGCCTGCTTTACAGACATACACTTTGGATTAAAATCTAACAGCAGCGTACATAATCAAGATTGTGAAGATTTTGTAGATTGGTATATTGCCAAAGCCAAGGAGGAAGGATGTGACACAGGTATTTTTATGGGCGACTGGCATCACAACCGCAATAGTCTTAATATCACTACTATGGACTACTCACTTCGAGCATTGGAAAAACTCGGACAGGCTTTTGATCAGTTTTATTTCTTTCCTGGTAATCATGATCTTTACTATAAAGATAAACGCGATATCCACTCTGTAGAGTTTGGCAAGTATATTCCGGGTATTACTGTTGTTCATCAGCCTACTACTATAGGCGATGTTACTTTATGTCCGTGGCTCGTTGGAGAAGAATGGAAGTCAGTGGGCAAGAAAGGTGGCAAATATATCTTTGGTCACTTTGAGTTGCCTAGTTTCTTTATGAACGCCATGGTACAGATGCCAGATCACGGAGAGATCCAACTAGATAGCTTCCAAGGTTATGAACTAGGCTTCAGTGGACACTTTCACAAGCGCCAGCAACAGCAGAACATGATCTATATTGGCAATGCATTCCCCCATAACTATGCCGATGCGTGGGATGATGAGCGTGGGATGATGGTGCTCGAATGGGGCGGTACTCCTACATATATCAACTGGGACCAATGTCCTAAATTTAGAACAGTTAAACTAAGTCAGCTCATTGACGAAGCGGACCAATTACTCACTAGTAAGATGCATTTGCGGGTAGCGTTAGATATTGATATTAGCTACGAAGAAGCCAGCTTTATCAAAGAAAAATTCATGACCGATTACGACATCAGAGAACTTACTTTAATTCCCGAAAAGAAAGAAGTTGAGATGAACACTGACATCGATATCCAAGCATTCGAAAGCGTGGATCAAATTGTCAGCAACCAGTTAGTCAATATACAAAGCGATACGTACGATAATAAAGTACTGCTATCCATTTATAATAGCCTATGATTAAAATAAAAGAATTAACTGTGAAAAATTTCATGAGCGTGGGTAATCAGACTCAGGCTGTGGACTTTTGCAAAGAACAACTTACATTAGTATTAGGTGAAAACTTAGATCAAGGCGGGGACGACAGCGGCTCACGTAACGGAACTGGTAAAACTACTATTGTCAATGCCCTAAGTTTTGCATTATTCGGCACTGCTCTCACTAACATTAAGAAAGATAATCTTATTAACAAGATTAATAATAAAGGAATGTTAGTTACTTTATCATTTGAAAAAGACGGAAACAAGTATAAAGTTGAGCGGGGTCGTAAACCCACTGTAATGAAGTTTTATGTAAACGATCAGGAACAGGCTGCTGCTGAAAACGACGATAGTCAAGGTGATATGCGTGAGACCCAGAAGGATATTCACGAACTGTTGGGCATGACGCATGACATGTTCAAACATATTGTTGCACTTAATACCTACACTGAGCCATTCTTGAGTATGAAGGCTAACGAACAACGAGAGATTATCGAACAACTGTTGGGTATTACTCTGTTGAGCGAGAAAGCGGATCTATTAAAAGAACAAGTCCGTATTAGTAAAGAATCTATCTATCAAGAAAACGCAGACATTGAAGCAGCTAAAAAGTCTAATGAGAAGATTCAAGTCAGTATTGACGGACTAGAAACTAGACAAAAAGTTTGGTATACTCAACAAGAAACCGACTGTGATAAAATTGCTCGAAGTATTCTAGATTTACAATCAGTTGACATTGAAAAAGAATTAGATCAACATGCCAAATTAAAATCTTACGACGAACTTAGTGCTAAAATTAAAAGCCTAAATAAAGAAAAGGCCACTTTAGAAACTGCCATAATGCAGGCAGATAAAACTGTTAAAAAATACGAACGAGAAGTAGAGCAACTTAAAAATAAAACGTGTCATGCCTGTGAACAAGAGTTACATACTCATAAACACGAAGAAATGACCGCTGCGGTAGAAAAGAATTTAAATGATGCTATTGAGTATCTAACAAAGATAGGCAACGACTATGCACAGGTTGTAGGAGAGTTAGATAATATTGGTGAAATTAACGGTAGACCCAAGACCTATTACGACACCGTTGAAGAAGCATTAAAGCATCAAAACAATTTAATTAGTTTAGAACAAGCATTGAGCGTAAGACAACAGGAAACAGATCCCTATCAAGAACAAATTGACGATCTGCGCAATACTGCACTACAGGTAATTTCTTGGGATAATGTAAATGCTGTTACTGCGTTAAAGGACCATCAAGAATTCTTGCTTAAACTGTTGACTAACAAAGATAGTTTTATCCGTAAGAAAATTATTGATCAAAATCTTGCATATCTAAACAATCGCCTTACCTACTACCTCGATCGTATGGGACTACCGCATACTGTAGTATTTCAAAATGACTTAACTGTAGAAATTACCCAGCTAGGACAAGACTTAGACTTTGATAATCTAAGCCGCGGTGAACGTAATCGTTTGATTCTTGGCTTGTCATGGTCATTCCGTGATGTGTGGGAAAGTCTATATCAAAATATTAACTTGTTGTTTATTGACGAGTTGATTGACAATGGGCTAGATGCATCGGGTGTTGAAAATGCGCTAGGCGTCTTAAAGAAAATGGCACGTGAACGAAACAAAAACATTTATCTAATCAGTCACAAGGATGAACTAATCGGCAGAGTAAACAACGTATTAAAAGTTATTAAAGAAAACGGATTTACCAGTTACTCGAACGACTTAGAAATTATGGAATGAATGAAGACGCACACCTTCGGCTGATGAGAAAAATACATGAGTATTATAAGGTTAACCAGACTTGGGAAGCCAAACAAACTCATACAGCCGGCATGGAGGCACGTAAGCTGCTAAGTGAGATTAGAAGCATTGCGTCGGAGCGTCGAGAAGAAATACAGACTATTAGGGCAGAAAAACCCAAAATAAAATCACCAAAATATAGGCAATCAATTCTCAAGGACAGGCAAGACCAAAACAACTAACTAGTTGATGTCATGGTATTATCAACAATCATTAGTCGAAACTATTTCCGAAGAATATATCGGGTTCGTCTATTGCATTACTAATAACATCACTGGTCGCAAATATATAGGCAAGAAATTAGCAAAATTTTCTAAAACAACTTATAAAACAATAAAACTTAAAAACGGCACTAAGAAGAAAAAGAAGATTCGTTCTAAAATTGATTCTGACTGGCCGGAATACTATGGCTCAAACGACCAATTAAACAAAGACGTACAAGAACTAGGCGCAGAAAATTTCACAAGAGAAATACTTTACTACTGCACATCAAAGGCTGAATGTAGTTATATCGAGGCAAGAGAGCAATTCTCAAGGCGAGTATTAGAATCAGATGACTACTACAACGGACAAATCTCTGTCCGTGTACACGGCAATCACATCAAAGGCAAACAGTTAAACGGATAAAAGCTAGCGCAGGCTAACATCGTGCGCTCGGAAACCTGGATCTCGGATCACAGGGAGGAAAGTCTCTAGCCGTTAAGAGCACTCAATCACTATCCTTTACAGGACGAGGATCGCAAAGCTGCCGCGGTTTGATTGTTTTAAGGAATTTAAAGGCAAAAAGAGGGTTAATAGCCCACGTTTGCTAGCATGTTAGCGTATGTTAGTAGACCGCCGTCATATAAAGACACAGCTCGAGGTACCGGATGACCGCCTCTGCAATGCTGTAACGCTAAGTGGATTGTGCAACTCAGATAATGTTCAATTTTCTTTGCCCGCAAGGGCAAAGTGTGACTGAACAATCTAGATAATATTTAAATGCTTCGCATTAATAATAAGTAAAAAAGTTCGAGCGATAGCGAAGAACATATGAGCGTAGCTCATATTAAATAAATAAGATACTATGAAAGTTTATGAAATAATCTCACAGAAATCTAATACTCTTAATGAATTATCCGTATTTGGAGTTCCTATTCCTTCAGGCTGGCTTACTAATACAATTAATATTATTATGCAAGGTGGTACTAAAGCCATGGTTGCTAGAAAAGCATTGGTTGAAAAATTAACAGACAAATATGCTGCTGAACTAGTAGTGGCTAGAAAAGAAGGACGTCCTGACCCGTTGGTGTATGCTACCTTACAGAAAGATTTAGAAAAAGCAGGATTAGCCGGCAAAGAGCTGAAGTTAGTGCTAGATGATGTAGTAGCAGGTGCTGAAAAAATATATGCCAAGTCTAGTGTTGTGCCCGGAGCAACAAATGCTCTCGGTAAAGGATTATTTGGAAAAGAACGAACAGAAGCAATTAAAAAAGCCGCTGCAGCAAGTAAAGAAGCCAAATATGCAGCATCTGGTATGATTGCCGGATTACCTAAAGAAACAATTGGATTACTACAGCTTGCAGGGGTAGTGGGGGTAGTTACAGCGTATTATCAAAGAATTAAATATTGCGAAGCAGAATACAAGAAATACCCTAAAGGCATTTACTATCAAGCAAGTTTTGATGGCCAGCCTACTACTAAAGAAGCAGCTTGGCAAGATTACAGAACGGATTCTGACCAAGCATTGGGTCAATTAGAAGTAGAATTAGCTGCAATATTATTGCCAGGCGTGCTATTAAAAATAGTTAAATCGTTGCCAACATTACTGTCATTTATTCCTATTATCGGTGGTGTTGTCGGAGGTGCTGCTAGGGTAGCAGGTGGCCTAATGGGCATACTTGGACAAGCGACTGCCATGCTGGCAAAAAAATCAGGTATGTCTGCCAAGCAGATGGAACTAAATGGAGTTATTGGTTTAGGCGCTGCACTAACATGGATTCATACTACTGAAGCAGGTAAGAATTTCATGTTAAATGGCATGATTGGATCAGTTACTCAAATGATAGGCACTGTTTCAAGAAAGTTCTTTGATCAAGCGGCTGATTGGGCCAAGCAATATGACGGACCAGGAGCAGCTGTAGTAAATGCTGCAGGAGATGCACTAGGATCAACAACCGCAGCCGGCGGAGGGCCTCAAGATCCAGGTAAAGCGGCTGCAGATGCAGAACAAGCAAGTAATTCAAAAGTACCGAGGTTTCTCCGAGTTATTACTCAGGGCAACGTCAAATATATTAACAATATTAAAGTTACTGATAACAATGGTAAATTATTGCCTGGATTAGACAGCATGATTGCAGACACAGGCGTTGAAGCGAAAAAAGCTGGTGTTCCGAATCCGTTTGATTCTATACCTAAAGATCCTAAAGTTAATTATAGCCCTAACATTGCACTATAATTTAAATCAACGGCAATCCTGATTTCTTAGTTGACTCTATATTATCTTTGATAATTTCACTTACGATCTGTCGATCTTCGTAAGAGTAGATAAAGAACAAATCATGAGAGTTAACTCCTCCTCTCATATACCAGCTAATTCTGAAGATCTCATCTTTAATATCTTTGATGTTTAATTCAAATTTCTTAACAAGATCCTGTATGTCAGAGTTTGATAAGTGAATTAGCCTTTGACGAAAAAACTTGATTGATCCATTATAATGTCAATCTTGTCATCTGTGCCACACTCTGTACATTTTATATCATGTTTTGGCATGGCCCACATATTTTTATTTTCTTCTAACTTATTTTTAATTAATGTATAGTGTTCTCTATTAGTGTTAACTACCCATTCCGTGATAAATTCTCTATTGTCAACAACTACATCAGGTAATCTTATAGATTCAATACTTGAAATAATTAAATTACTTTGTACTTCGGCTAGTTTAGCATAGATGTCATCGATATATTTTTGCTTAGTACCTTCTTCTAGTGTATCGTCTGCAGTAGATAACTGATAAAGCATTTTTTGTAATTTAAAATTTTCAATACTTTGTTCTGTAATTTCTTTATAAGACAACGGGCGTAGTGTAACAGTAATATAATCATCAATCTTAACCACGTTACTAAATGTTAGATTAGCATAATGATCAGTTACCGTGGCAAGATCCACTTCAAAGTCGTTTTCTGCGCCACAATTTTTACAAGTATGTCCTACAGTCATTTTTTCACCATAGGTTGCAGTACGAATTGCTATTAAAAGTGTGTCAATATCAAGACTAGGTACTTGACTAGCATCCGTAATAACAGGACAACAACTTTCAATTAGTTTCACAGTTGCTTGCCCGTTAAATAGTGCATCGGGAGTTTTCATAATAATCTCATCCATGCCTGTCATGGCAAAAATAGGTACGTTAGACGCATCGCAATTTAGTGATTGAGCATCGTAGTACAGCCCTTTGCTAGGTAATGATACAAACAATTTTGGTTGTCTGAAATACTTTTGTAATGGATTATTTGACATTTTTTGATCCCGATAAATATAATATAAAGTATTTATATACGTAGTTTTAAGGAAAAATATTATGGCCGGTCCACCACCAGGAATGTCAGAAGAACAATTTAAGGAATACATGAAATGGGTTAGATCCAACGCAAGCAGCGGATCAACTGCTAACCTCGACGTGAAGACGTTAAATGACAGATTTTCATCTGTCGGACAGGAATCTGTTAAATTAGCAAAAACATTTGCCGATGGAGCTCTAACCTCACTTGAAACGTTCCAGCGACTAAGTTCATCAGGGGCTAGTTTTAGTGGTGACTTAATAGGCATGACAAAATCGGCTTACAATAGTCGATTAAGCCTAGACCAATTTTCTGATCTAATCAAAGACAATGGTGCAAGAATTTCTGGGTTAGGAGGAAATGTAACTAGGGGCGCAGAAGCATTTGCAAAACTAAGTAAAGAATTTTTTGATAGCGGTGCCGCTAACGAACTTAGAAATATAGGATACACTAGTAAAGACCTAAACGAAATTCTAGCTATACAAGCATCTACACAACGAGCTGGATATAAAGATACAGAAGAAGGCCGTAGAAAATCCTATATGGCTGCTAAAGAACTAGCGGAACAAATGGATGCCGTTGCCAAGCTCACGGGTAAGAGTCGTGAAGCTCAGATGGATGAAATGAAGAAGGCAGCAGTCGACGGCCAAGTAACAGCCAAAATACGATTGTTAGCTAATGGAGATCTTGAAAAGGAAGCTGTTTTACGTTCTGAATATAATAAATTAGCATTGGAAGCTAGAAAACGAGGCGATGAAGAATTATTTAAGCAACAATTTGCTTCCGGAACATATTTGACTCAAGCTGCTGGAACACAAGCAGCGGTAATGGGAAAACAATCAAGAGCAGTTGAAGAAGCTGCCGCAAGATTAGCCAAGGGCGATATAACTGGAGCGCAAGCAGCAAGTGCGCGAGCAGATGCCGAAGCAGTAAAGAATGGCCGTGATAGAACTATTTTAACAATGGCTACTATGGGCGAAGCAGGCGGCGCGGTTAGTGGTATTACAAAAAAGTTTGTTGAAAATACCGAAACGTTGAATGACAATGTGATGAGAGTTGCAGCAGCTAATGGCATATTATTACGTACTCAAGAAGACTATGCTAAAGCATTGAAACTAACCATGGATGACATTAAGCAAGCGCAAAAAGGCAATAGACCCGTAATAGACGAGAAAACAGGCAAGCCAGTTATGGATGCTAAAGGTAATATTAAATATGAAGATGTAGGACAATCTGGAAGAGCAGCTGTTGCGGTACAAGCAGCCGGTCAAGATATTAAATCAGCAGCTGCAACAGCAGCTGCAACTGCTGTTACTCAAAAGACTCTAGATAAACTAGCTGAACTAGCTGATTTATATTATAAACAAGGAATGGCAACTAAGTTAGAATCACAGGCTATTGCGGGAGTAAAAAATAAAGATGTTACAACTACAGTAGGTCCAGACGGACAACCTCGAGATCCAGTTAGTGCAGCGCAAGTACGTCGAGAGCAAGGCGGGGTTGTTGGTGCAATGACAGAGACATTATCAAAATTAACTGATTTAACAGTTAGTGCTGTTACCGGTACAGCTAATTTTTTCCTAGATGGTAAAGCTGTTCCAGGAAAGTCAACTGGTTCTCTAGGTACTGTTGGTAAGATTATGGAAGACTTTGGTGCAGGAACACTTGCTGTGCTGCACGGCAAAGAAGGTGTTATCACAGAAGATCAGTTAGGGAATCTTGCTAAAGGAATCCAAGGACAAAGTGCAAGTGCGGTAATAGGCACACTTAAAAATTCCTTGCCTAAACCTGGTACTGAAGACAAATCATTTGCAGAAAACATGGCAGAATCGATTAGAAAAGGTATGCAGACTGTGGGAGTTAATCCTAACATGCGCGGCAATCCTACAGGCGGGATGGATGGATTTGATCTAAGCACTATTTCTAAAGATATTGCTACGTCATTTAGTTCAGTTAGTGGCGGCGGCAGTACTACAACACAGCGTAATCAAAGTGCCGAATCTAGTTCAGCTGAACAAGAAATGTCAGCATTGACTAAAAAATTCCGCGAAGACTTTGAAGCACGTAAAAAAGTATTAGTTGACGGCATGGCAGTAGAAGATAGAAAATATTCTAATGTGCAGAAAGCTATGAAGGCTGACGAAGTTGCAGTAAAACTTAAAGAAGAATATCAAGCTAAACAAACTGAAATACAAAAGAAGATTGATGCAGGTATTACATACGAAACAACTAAGAAAGAAGAACAATTAGCAGTTACTAAAAAATTGTCAACTGAAGAACTTGCTGCTAAAAAAGCATCTGCTGGTAAGTTTGATCCAAATATTAACGACGGCGGTAAAGCGCATCGAGTAGGCGAACGCGAGTTTGCAGAAAAATTTGCTGCTGAAGGAAATAAAAGAAATCTCGACAAATTAAATGCTGATTTTGATAAAGCATTAGGTATAAAGTCACCAGCTGGAGCTGCAACAGCAACTCCTAGATTACCTGCTATGGATCTTAATGCAATTAATTTACCGGGATTTGGTCCTGGTATTAAAGCCAAAGCAGCTAATGTAGCAGTACCTAAACCAGAAAGTCAACCTGCAGCTGATAGTAAAAATCCACCAACACCGACAGCCGCAGCTAAACCACCAGGCAGTGCATCTGGCAAAGAGTCTACTCTAAACGATGTAGTAAAAAGTTTAGATTCGTTAAATATGCAGATGGGTCGGCTAATAGCTCAACAAGAAGATTTGAGTAATAAACAGGTTAGAGCAACTAAGAACGCTGGATCTGGCAATTTATATAAGGCATAATAATGAGTTGGAAAAAGTACTTCACCCCAGTTAATGTTAATAATTCTAGCGGCACCGTTAGTCCTATGAGCAATACTGGTAGCAGCATGGGCCCAGCTAGAAAGAACTATTCTAGTTTTCTTCCTGACGTATATACAGGAGCGCCAAACAGAATCGAACGTTATCTTCAATACGATACCATGGATATGGATTCAGAAGTTAATGCTGCCTTAGACATTATTGCTGAATTCTGTAGCCAAAAGAATAGAGAAAATCAAACACCATTCCATTTATTTTTCAAGAGCAAGGCCACTAACAGCGAAATTTCTATCCTTCGAGAGTACCTACAACAATGGTGCAAACTACAAAAATTTGAAACTAGAATTTTTAGAATTGTACGCAACGTATTCAAATACGGCGATGCATTCTTTGTTCGCGATCCTGAAACTAAAAAATTCTTTTACGTAGATCCTGCTAAGATTGTTAAGATCATTGTCAACGAATCAGAAGGTAAAGAACCAGAACAGTATGTTATCCGTGACTTAAATCCTAATTTTGTTGAACTAGCTGTTACAGCTATTAATCCTAGTAACGCTAATACTAACGGTCGAGGAACTAACTTTGCCGGACCACAAGGAGCAGCCGCAAGAGGTATGACTGGGTCATATCCACAAGGCGGAACTTCGTCTAATAGGTTTGATATTCAGCAAAATGAGTTGGCAATTGATGCTAAACATGTTATTCATCTAAGTCTAAGTGAAGGCCTAGACAACAACTTTCCTTTTGGAAATAGTCTATTAGAAAACGTTTTTAAGGTGTTTAAACAGAAAGAATTGTTGGAAGATGCTATCCTAATATACCGTATTCAACGTGCTCCTGAACGTAGAATTTTCTATATTGACGTAGGTAACATGCCAAGTCACTTGGCCATGGGCTTTGTTGAACGTGTTAAAAATGAAATCCATCAAAGACGAATTCCTAGTGCCACAGGCGGTGGACAAAATGTTGTAGACTCAGCATACAATCCGTTGAGTATTAACGAAGATTACTTCTTTCCAACTACCGCAGAAGGTCGTGGAAGTAAAGTTGAAACACTACCAGGCGGAACTAACCTAGGTGAGATTGACGACTTAAAGTACTTTACTAACAAGTTATTCCGTGGTTTGCGAATCCCATCAAGCTATCTGCCAACGGGCGCAGATGACAGTCAAGCATCATATAATGACGGTCGCGTTGGCACAGCATATATTCAAGAACTACGGTTTAACAACTACTGTATGCGCTTACAAAGTTTAATGCAGGATGAGTTTGATACAGAATTTAAAATGTATTTGTATGACCGAGGCATTAATATTGACTCGTCGCTATTTGAAGTTCAATTTCAACCTCCGCAAAACTTTGCAACATATAGACAAGCAGAATTAGATAATCAACGAATCAACACATTTGGCACCATTAGTCAACAACCCTATATGTCAAAACGATTTGCTATGAAACGATTCTTAGGATTAAGCGAAGAAGAAATGGCAGAAAACGAACGTCTATGGGCAGAAGAAAACGGCAAAGGTTCAGCTGTGTCTACAGATAGCTCTGGAGAGCTTCGCGGAGTTGGGGTAAGTCAAGCTGGTATTGAATCTGATACAGCAGCAATGACTGACACTGAAGCACCTGACGGTATGGCAGCAGGAGTACCAGGCGAAGCAGCCGCATCTGCAACTCCGGGCGCGGCTGCACCACCAGCCGCATCTGCTCCTCCTGCATAAATATAATCATGATACTTAGAGAATTATTTTATATTGATAATGATATCAAATCCGTGTCAAACGATCTACGTTATGACGGCGATCGTGACAGCACCTCTATGGCCAAAGGTGATACTCGCAAGACTAGACTTACGTTAAAACAAATTAACGAGTTGAGAAAAGCCAGTGAACAACACATCCTTGAACAAGAAAAAGAACTTGAATTCGTGGAACAAATGTATAAAGCACCTGAAGCACCTGCCGTCTAAGGCAAAATTCCTAAAAAACACACCATTTAAGCATATATTTTACAGTTTGATGTAAATATACTTGACAGCCTTGCATATAATTTAAGGAGACAACAATGACTGATCGATCAAAGTTCGAGCAGATGCTCGAGTATCTAATTTCTGAAGAACAAGATAAAGCAAAAGAATTATTCCATCAACTAGTAGTTGAGAAATCTCGCGAAATCTACGAAGAAATTCTTAGTGAAGACTTCAATGAAGCAAAAGATGAAGACGACAAAGATGAAGACGACGAAGAAGTAGATGAAGGAATGGAAGTTACCTTCAGCGAAACCGACGACGAAGAAGACATGGGCGGCATGGAAGGCATGGACGACATGGACGCAATGAGCGGTGACGAAATTGGTGGCGATGCTACTGATGACTTCATGGGTGACATCGAAGCTGGTGATGAAGAAGGCGACGACATGGGCGGCGACGGCGATATTGAAGATCGTGTAGTTGACCTAGAAGACGCACTTGACGACCTTAAAGCTGAATTTGAAAAAATGATGGGCGACGAAGGCGGTGATGATGCAAGCGACGACATGGGCGGTGATGACATGGGCGACGAAGAACCTGCTGATGATGAAGAAGATGAGTTAAAAGATAGTTTTAACATCAGCGATAACTTCATGCGCGAGTATATTGAAAAAGTAACTGGCGGCCACGGCGCAGAAAAGAAAAGCAGCGGAGATAACGGCGACAACGTCCGTAGTCCAATAGCTGGTAAGAATGATATGGGCGGCACAACCGCAAATATTGCTAAGGGTGGAGAAGCTGGTGGTAAAGGCGTACAAAGCGGTTTACTAAAGCCAAACACTAAAGAAGAAAATTTTGGCAACATTAATGTACCAGGCGGAAATGCTGGTAAGACAGCGTTCAAGAAGAAAGAACCTGGCCACGGTGCTGAAAAGAAAGGCTCAGGCGACAACGGTGACAAGGGCGCAGGCTCTCCAATCAACGGTGTCAGAAGCAGAGCCAAATAAGGTTAAGTAGATGAATTATCTTCGTGAAAACCTGAGTTTTGATCAAGCGAGAATGGTCGTTGAGTCCGACGGCCAAGACGGCAAGAACCTTTATATGAAAGGTATTTGCATTCAAGGCGGCGTCCGGAATCAAAATCAGCGTGTTTATCCTGTTAATGAAATCGGCAGGGCTGTCAAGACCCTGAACGATCAAATCACTGGTGGATACTCAGTTTTAGGCGAAGTAGATCATCCAGATGACCTAAGAATTAACCTTGATCGTGTGAGCCATATGATTACAGAAATGTGGATGGATGGCCCAAACGGTTACGGAAAATTAAAAATCCTACCAACTCCAATGGGACAACTAGTGAAAGCTATGTTAGAAAGTGGAGTGAAGTTAGGAGTTAGTTCACGCGGATCCGGCAACGTCAAAGAAGACGGTTCCGGTGAAGTGTCAGAGTTTGAGATTATCACAGTAGATGTGGTAGCTCAACCAAGTGCTCCGGGAGCGTATCCTACACCAATCTATGAACACCTTATGAATAATAGGGGAGGTTATAGTAGCCTTCGTATAGCGAAGGAAGTGCAAGGCGATCCTAAGGCGCAGAAATATCTCAAAGAGAGCTTATTAAGATTAATAAGCGGACTCCAATAAAGAGGAGAAACACATGTTGGAAGCACTAAAATCTCTGTTCGAAAACAATGTGGTTTCTGAAGATGTAAAAGCAGAAATTGAGCAGGCTTGGGAATCTCGCATCGTCGAGAATCGTACACAAGTTACTCAACAACTACGTGAAGAATTTGCTCAACGCTACGAGCATGACAAACAAGTTATGGTTGAAGCAATTGATCGCATGTTAGGCGATCAATTAAGAGAGGAAATTGCTCAATTTGTAGAAGATCGTAATCACCTTGCTGAAGCTAAGGCTAAAGTAATGGTACAAGCTAAGAAAGATGCAAAAACAATGAAAGAATTTGTTGTGCAACAACTAGCTAGTGAAGTAAAAGATTTACATGAAGATCAAAAACAAATGGCTGACAAGTTTATTAAACTTGAGCAGTTTGTAGTAGAAGCTCTAGCACAAGAAATCGCTGAATTCCATACAGACAAACAAGATCTTGCAGAAACAAAAGTG